GGGGGACGCTGCCAAGTCTGTCTACGCAGTTAACACGAATGAAGCCGTTCGCGGAGCCTTGATTGAAGGCAAGATCCCCGGAAAACGTCTCCGAGTGATCGTGGGCAATAAAGACCGCGTTCTGCCCGGTTTGCGCGTTAAGCCCAGCCGATAGCGTGGTGCAAGCGTTTGCCCAGTTCGATCCATTCCCTGACCCTGTGGCTCCGCTCCAAACATAAATGGCCATACCTTACTCCACCAGCAGGAATGAAATGTTGGCGAGTGTGGCGTCAGCGGTGGCGGGGCCTTCGATGGTAACATAGTCGCCAATAGCCACAGCCGCAGAGGTGATGGTCACTGTCCCGAGCGTTGCGGCAGCGGCGAACACGACCGTCCCGATCTGCGTCCCACCCCGCCTGATAATGAAGGTCGTAGAGCCGGTGGCAGCTATCAGCGCCTTCGCGAAGCAGTTAGCTTGCACGATGCTGAAAGCGTAGGGGGAAACCCCACCAGCAACTACCTCACTCGCAGTAGGCTTGCCCGAGCAGTAACCGCTCAACCCATGAGTATCGAAGGCCGACGCTGCGACCCGGCGCGTCTCTGCGCCCTGCACAATCGGGACAAGCTCTGTCCCCGCCAGCGGCGTAGTTGCCGCCGGAAGGTCACTGATTTTTGCGTCGGCCATCGGAGCCTCCTATTACGCGTAAGAGGCGGTCTGGGTGACGGTGAGCGAGGTGACGGAAACCGAGCCGCCCGCCACGATCTGACCGCCAGACAGGTTGGACAGGTTCAATTCCTGACCCGAAGCGCCCGCCGTGCCCTGATAGACAACGGTCGTGCCATTCGATGCCAGCAGCCGGAAGAAGGTCGGCGTGCCGGTCGCGTCCGCGCTGGTGTCAGCCGAGATAGCGTTGGCAGTTGCAACACCCGAAGCCGCCGAGCCGAACGCGGTTGCGCCGAGGGTCAACTGCGCCAGCAGCGTGTTGCCCGAAAGCGCGCCGTCAGCATTGGCCGGTGCGGTGCCCGAGTAAATGCGCAGGCTTCCGTTGTTGACGGTAGCAGTGATGGCATTGAGCGCCGCATCGCGGGCAGCGTTCGCGCCAGTGGTGCGCGAAGCAGAAGCAAAAGTTCCCATGAGGTAATTCCTTTCGTAACAATCAGGGCTGGATGTGAAGCATGTCTATTCCTCTAAGTCCGGCCCATCGCTGGGAGCATCGTCGAGAATGCGTTCCCGCTCGCGCTCGATAGTGAAGTTGCTTGACAGGACGCCGCGCCGCTTCAGTTCTTCGCAGTAGGTCTCATGGCTAATGTCGCCCCGCTCGCGAGCCTTGTCAAGCGCGTCAAGATCCTCACCTTCCATCCAATCGTCGAACTCGGCAAAAACATGGATGGCGGGGTCGTATACGACGCTCATCCACTTGGCGGTCAGCAACAGCGCGTTTTCCAGTGCGTTGCCGAGCATCAGTGCCCACGCCTTGACCGCGCTCTTGGCTTTGCCAGCTGCGACAGCAGCCGTGATGACGGTGATGTTGCTGCTCGATGCGGTCAGCGGCTGACGACCGAGTTCGCGCAGGCGGCGCTCCGTGGCTTCGATGCGTGCTTCGAGGAACTTCAGACTCTCTGCGTTAGGCTCGACATAAGCCCACGTCCCTGCCGGCCCACCGTCGTCGCGCGGGGGCGACCAGAGCACGCGGTTCGGGCCGACAGCAACCTTGGTCTCAGGTTTGCCGTCGCGGCCCATCGGGGGCTTGATCCCGTTTGCGGCGAGCATGGGATAGGCGGTCAACTGGCACGCGTGCTCAAGACCGCTCTCTTGCTTAAACATCTGGATCTGTAGTTCGACAGCGGCGCGCATGGGCGGATCAAAGCGCCACTGCCGGCCCTCGCGACGACCGGTGTAGAAGGGCACCATCGGAATTTCACCGATCGAGATTTCGCCGCTGTCGACTTGAATGTAATCGTTGTGCTGACTGCGCTTCTCCCACAACTTCCACGTCACCACAGTGACAAGTGTGTTCCGCGCGTCGTAGGTGTCGAAGCGCTCGATCTCGCGGACGTGATCGACATCACCCGGCTCAAAAATCTTGACGTATGTCAGCACTTCTTTGCTGCCCACCATCTTTGACCGGATGTTGAGCACGTTGCGCCCGAGGATGTGCGTCCAGTAGGGTCGCAGCCCGAGCGTGCTGGCTTCCGCCATCGTCACCGGTCGCTCCGGTGCCTTGCTGTAGTCGACCATGATCCAGTCGATTGCATGGTTCACGCCGTTGAAGAACGTCTGGGACGCGAAGACTGTCAGGCTGTTGCCGGCTCCATCGACATCGTAGGTGAAATTCTCGATCTCGGGCGGAACAACTGTGTTTTCTTCGTCGTCCTTGATCAGCATCACAGGCTGCTCGAACGGCTTGCCGGACAGCGATTCCGCGATGTCGCGATACACGTTCGTCATCACGGCGCAGTTGGTGCGGAACTTGTAGTCTTCAGGTTCCTCGTCGCGGAAACGCGGCAGGAACTCGTCGTGCCGCAGCTTCATGCCCTCGATCCCGTCGAGCACCGCGTCGACCTTGTTCCAGTAACGCTCCATAAACGCACTGTCGGGGCTGCGCTTTTCCATCTCGTCTACAGGCACGCCCTTCCGGGGTGGTGCGGACGCATAGGCGATGGCCGTCAGGCTGACGAGTGTGGTGCGCTGGGTCATGCGCACGGGATAACCGATTGTGCGGTGTGGCGCAACTACCCGCTGTAGCTGCCCACGTGCAATTCGCCGCCTTGTCGCGCCGCTGGGAAATAGGCCATCACAAGCGCATCTCCGAGGTTCGGTGACCGCGTACCGGGCGGTTTTTTATCTACAAGCATGCGCAATGAGGACGAACTTCGGGCGCTGGTCGGCTGTGCCAATTCCTTCTGCAACTGGTGCAGACACGGGATGTCGCTTGCAAGGCTGATCAACTCGTGCCCCTCGTAGAGATCGCCATACGTCCGCGCGCGCCACGTCTTGTAGAACCGGTTGCGGACGGCCCACCACGCCTGAGCCTTGAAATTGTGGTAGAAGTCGCGGTTGAGCGGGCTGTTGTCGTCGCCCTTAATGACCCGCTCGAACGGACGTACGATAGCCCCGCCCGCGTTCCACGGGGTCATCTGGAACTCGCCATCCTCGACCGCGCCAGCCTCGACCAGCCGGTTGTATTCGCTCTTGACCGCCGCACCGATCCCGATGCTGTCGTACTGGATCTCGACGCCCTGCAGTTGCCGCTCGCGCAGATCGCCCAAGATATTCCGGCACGCCACACCGGGGTCACGCTCGCCCCAATCGCGGGCATGGCGCAGGACGAAGCCCTGTCGCAGCGCGATCGCGTTCTTATCCATCCCGTCGTCTGCAACGTCCACGCCAGCCATCCAGTCTGTCGCGTTGGCGATCGCAGCCAGTGAGGGAATGTGCAGGTGTGCATCGACTGCTGCGGTGATCCACTCATAGGCGATGATGGTGTTCTCGACAGCGGCGCTGTAGTTGCGATCTACTTCCTGTGCGAAGACATGTTGCATACCCTCACGCTCAGCCTTGGCCTTACGTGCGTCGTACCATTCCTGTGTCTTCTCGGGGTGGTCGCGCCAGTCCATCACGAACACACGCGGTACACCTTTGGGGATGTCTGCGTTGCGGTGCCATATCTGACCGCTTTCACGGCGACGATGGAACACATTGCCCAGACCGTTGACACTTGAAATGTCGACTTGGACGTTGGTATTGTCACCGAGTGCCGCTTCGATTAGTTCGGGTCGTTCATAGTGTGCTGCTTCGTCTTTGAAGTAGATCGCCTTACGACCACCACGACCGATATTGTCACCACTCTCGCCTGCGATAATTGATTCATTTTGTGCGTTGATGATCTTCATCAGCGCCGTGTTCCACAGCGGTCGGAACTCGATAGGCAGACGTCGGATGATCTGGCGCATCTTCTCCATGATGCTGTCAGGGTCACCCAGCTTGTCGACCAGATCCTGTTTGCGCGATCCCCAGCCGATAGCGTCCTGTGGGATGTAACGAATGCGCCACACGCAGTAGGCGCACGCGATCCACGTTGCACCCATGTCGCGCGCCTTCTCGATGAGTCCGCTCTCGTTGCTGTGTCGCAGATCCTCGAAGAAATCTATCAGATCGTGCTGACGCTTGAAGAACACGAACGGCATCCACTTGTCAGATTGTTTCCTCGGATTGTAGGTATCGCACCAATCCTGAATGAACTGTGCCGGACGGGTGCTATAATACGCGTGTGCGTCCTTGAGCGCAGTGTGGTCTGACCGCAGCACAGCAAGCGTCTCGATGCGCCATGCGTAAACTGCAGCATAGTTCGGGGGCCATTCCTCGTGCTCCAACGCACGCGGACGCCACGGTTTGATCGGCTCGGCGGTCAGTGCTGCAGGTGGTGCGAACAGGTCGGGGAGTGTCACTCATTATCCCCGATCAGGCGTGCATAGGTCTCGCCCGCTTGGGTGGTGCTGGTGCCGGCAGTGATGGTCGGAACTTCCTGTGCGGCCTTGTCGGCGCGACGCTGCGGATTGTCCTCGTTGTCAAGACCAAGGTAGGACTGCCACATCTTGAGAGCCGCGATCTTGTCGTGCGCCTGCACCTTGACCTTGACCTTCATGTTGAGGCGCGTACTGTCCGAGCGCTCGACCTCGATCGACTTGATCGCACCGGAGCGCTCTGCATCCCGCAGCCGCTCGATGTCGAACGCTGGGTCACCGAACTCGTCGATCAGGAAATAGTCGGTCAGGTCGAACTGCGCGATTGCGACGACCTCTTTCAGCCAGCCCTCAACGGTGATCTCGTTGGCATCGGCGCGGTGGTGGACGCGTTCGGTGACAGCTGCCTGCACCAGCGGGCGATCAAGCCAGCGCTGGTGATCCTGCTCGCGCATCTTGGCAGGCAGCGGGTGCTGCAACGCGAGACGGATGGAGCAGCCTTTAATGCGTGCCGCTTCTGCGAACGCGTCCACCAGCCGGTCGACAAAGCGTCGTTCGGCTGTGGAAATCTGTGCGTAGGCAGACTGAAACATCGAATGGGGTGCCACAGCGTTCATTGGTCGTGTATTATGTGATGGTAAGGTTGACGGTCAACCTGAATATGCTTACAGTCTGGTAAGTATTAGGGAGTGAGTCGATGCAGTTCAAAGGGAAAGACGTAACTGAGCGCATGTCTGCTTTCGGCGTCACCAGTCTGATCATCTACCGCGAAGGTGCCTTTGTTGGGCATCGTAATGCCGTGACTGGGCGTCATGAGCAACGCGATGTGCCGCTTGCTGTGGCTCACTGGCTCGCCGGTCGTGACTGAGCGTCTGTTTCATCTGGCTGGTGCGATACAGCGCCTGCAACCGGTGCGGATATGGCTTGATGCGGACGACGCCATAGCGTTGCGCGGGGAGTGTCGTGAGATATGCCCTGCAGTGCTTTACGCCCGCACGATCAGGCTCGCTGATGTGCCTGTGACGCTAATGCACTACGGGGGTCAGTCGCGAATGGTGCTCGACGATGGGTCGAGTGTGCCGTGGTCAGCGGTCTGGGGTTAGAATATAAGCAGCCTTGTGCGACGATCCGACATTGCGGATGTCATAGCCCTTGGTGCGCAGGTTGCCCACGTCCATCATCACGATATTCCACGGCCACGGCCAGTCAGCGCTGCTCTCGCGGGTCACCAGTCCTATGTTGAGTGCGGCGATCAGGTGGGCGTGACGCTGTGCCGGACGTGGGATAGGTGGCGGAGCCGGCGGGATATGCGGGCGCTGGACGGGTGGGTGCAATACCGGTGGGTCGGTCTCGGGCAGCGGTACACCTGTGACGGTGCTCAGGATCTCGCGCAACAACCGCTGCGCTCCGACGCTGTAAGGTAGGGATAGGGCGGCTACCACGGTGCTGCCGCCCGGCTGGTGCAATGTGTCTTGTGCGGGGTGGGTCATTGTATCACCTGTGCTCCCTTGAGCAGTCTGTAGCCTGCTTGTGCTTCTGGTTCCTGCTCATACCGTTCGAGCATATGTATCACCGTGGTGTGGTGCTTGCGCCCGAGCGACCGTGCGATCTTGTTGAGTGACACACCGCGATCGCGCATCACACGTGCAATGGCATACCTTGCCAGCACAGCACGCCTGAAGCGAGTGTCACCCAGAATCATACGCGGCGAGACCCGATACACAGGTGCAAGGAACCGTGCCATCTCCTGCGCCCCCATGTAACCGTCAGGGACGTAAGGCGGCAGCGGCTCGTGACCGTATAGATCATAAACCTCTCGGACAGTGTCTTGTGCCAGCCGGTGCTCGCGGCAGACGTGGATGATGGCACGTCCAGTACGGGCCGCTTCGCGCATGATGGGGGTTAGGGGGTGTGTCATGTGAGTCGTATTCTACCACATGGTAAGTATTGTCAATTCGTTTCGGGTGCGGGGTGTCGGGGCGGATTCTTGAGGGGGTGTAGGGGTGGGGGCACCCTTTACGGGTGGTAGGTTTTTATCGTTTGGGTCGTGTGTGGCATTTGTGGGGGGGTCATCCAGCCGCTGCGAAGGGGGTGGGGGGGGGGTCGCACGCGCGCCAGTGCTCAGCGATCGGCACAGCTGAGCACGCGCGCCAGATCCTGCAGGCGTCACATTTTGATCAATCTGTGCAATCCGTGTCGTTTGCAGCAAACGACTGTTTG